GTCAACACACCAATCGGCAGCTTCCCGCTTCCAATTTAATTAACTTTTTAATTTTTAAATTATGCAAATTTTTGGGTTTGAAATAAAACGTAAAGATTCATCAGAAAAGATGGCAAGTGTTGTTACGCCATCTTCTGATGATGGATCGACAGTTGTTAATTCAGCAGCTGCATATTATGGTATGGTTATGGATGTTGAGGGTGTCGTTAAAAACGAAAATGACCTCATCAGAAGATACCGCGAAATTGCTCAGTATGCAGATACAGATTCAGCGATTGATGACATTGTCAATGAAACATTAGTTTCTGAAGAAGACTGTGTTGAATTAGATTTAGAAAAAGTAAAACTTTCTGCCAGTATTAAAGATAAAATACAGGAAGAATTTAAAGAAGTTTTACGACTGTTAAAGTTTAGTGAAAGAGGACATGATATATTCCGCTCTTGGTATATTGATGGTCGTGTTTATTATCACATTTTACTTGACGAAAATAATATTAAGCAGGGGATTGTTGAGTTAAGATACGTTGATCCTCGCAAGATTCGTCGTATAAAGAATATCAAAAAAGAGCGCACTCCAAAAGGTGTTGATGTAATTAAAGAAATTGATGAATATTATCTTTATAATGATAAAGGAATTACAGAACAAACAACACAAGGTGTAAAACTCTCTATTGATTCAATTGTTTATGCTCCATCTGGTATGCTAGATGCAAATACTGGTATGATGCTTTCGCATTTACACAAAGCAATCAAACCAGTTAACCAGTTGAAGATGATTGAAGATGCTTCTGTAATCTATAGAATCTCTAGAGCACCAGAGCGTAGAGTGTTTTATGTTGACGTTGGTAATCTGCCAAAACTTAAAGCAGAAGAATACGTTAACCAGATTATGAACAAGTTTAGAAATAAAGTTGTTTACGATGCAACCACAGGCGAAGTCCGTGATGACCGTAAGCATCTTTCTATGATGGAAGATTTTTGGATGCCACGTCGTGAAGGTGGCAAGGGCACTGAGATCACTACATTACAAGGTGGTCAAAATCTTGGCGAAATCCAAGACATTCAGTACTTCCAACAAAAGTTGTTTCAAGCATTGAACGTACCACTCTCTCGTTTGCAACCATCTACGGGATTTAGTCTGGGTCGTTCTACTGAGATAACTAGAGACGAGATTAAGTTTTCTAAATTCGTAAAGAGACTTCGTAATAGATTTTCTATTTTATTTTTAGAAGCATTACGTGTTCAGTTGATTGTTAAAGGAATTATCCGTGCTGATGAGTGGGATAATATGCGCGAAGGTTTTAGATTCGTGTATGATAATGACAATCACTTTAGCGAATTAAAAGATAATGAAATATTGTTACAGCGTATAACTATGTTGCAGCAATTAGATCCTTATGTTGGAAGATATTACTCGTCAGATTGGGTACGTAAAAATGTGCTTCAACAGTCTGAAGAAGATATTAAGAATATGGATAAACAAATGCAAAACGATTTGGTTAATCAAATGCATAAAGCAGATTTTGATGGTACGGTTTCTGGTATCACCCAAACAGCTCAGCAAACTTATCTGAAACAGTTTGCTCCGCAAGATACAGAAGAAGCTGCTCCACCACAGTCGCCCCAGAAAACCCAAAAGGAGAACAAATAATGACAACCAAAGATTTAATTGATGCCTTGGCAGCTGGTGACGCTAGTGGTATTGAATCATCATTTAATGCTGCAATGGCAGAAAGAATTTCTGCAAGAATAGATGATATGCGTACACAAGTTGCACAAAGTATGTTCGCAGCTCCACAGGAAGAAGCTGAGCAAGCTGAAGGAGTAGAAATAACTGAAGAATATACACATAAAATGTCTGGAACTGTTAAAGGGGCGAATGGTAAAAGTCATGATTGGCACCTTCCTTATAACGATAAACATGAAACCCCAGATAATTTATCCCACAAAGAAATAACAAAACGAGTTCATAATTTTAGTCATGGTATTCCTGACACACATGCTAAAGCTGTTGCAGATCATTTCCACAAGTCTGGTGAAGACCATAGTGTTCAAAATGGACATAATGTTCATATGCACGATGAAGTTAGGAAGATGGATTAATGTTTTTTAATCAATTCTCTAAGTCACTAAAACCTAATGTTCAAGAAAGCGTTAGGTCTTTTGGTCATTTAATTGAAGTAACTGAAGATGGTATTTCAATTGATGGAGAACTGACACAGTTTGAGAGTTTGGAAGAAGCAAAAAAATATATTAAAACACAATCATATTCTGCAAAACTAAACGATAAGATATCGGAAGAGACATACGAAGAACTTTCCGATATCAAGGTAGCGAATATTATCAAAGAATATCAAGACGTTAAAGTAACAGATACACTAATAGAATCATATATTGAACTTGCTTCTTCCAACATCTTTACAGTAGATCCAGTTGTCTATGAAATTAGAAAACTAAACAAACTGGATGTTGTAATTGAAGGTAAAATCCATTATGAACTAAATGATGGCTCTGTAGTTGCAATTAGTGAGGCTACACAAGAGAACCTAAATAATCTATTACAAAACCAAAAAGAAATAATCGACTACATGAGAGAAAGTAAAGAAAACTTTATTCATGTGGTGGAAAAATTAGAGGAATAAAATGCCAGTTACTAAAACAATTCTAAAGAATACTAACAACGAAACGATTGTTAAAGTCGCAGGAACTGCAGCTGCAGCTACGATTGATCTACAAACTGACTGCTTAGCAACTACCCAAGCATTAAGTGGCGCTACACAAACAGTTAATATTGTTCAACTACATTTTACTGGGTTGCCTTCTTCAACGATTACTGTTTCTAGAAATTCAATTAATATTTTCACAATTGGTGCTGAAGGCGAAGGAACTGTTGATCTTGGAACAGGCAATGGTCTAGTCGAAACAATTGAAAACACTCAAGATATTGTTGTTACAATTGCTGGAGCAGAAGCGCAGTGTTATTTAGTACTTCGCAAAGCTGGCGGATATGCAACCAAAGTAGAAACTGCGGTATTTGGTGCGTATGACGACGAAACTGCAGTAGGGAGTTAATTAAATGAAATTTATTAAAGAAGTCCAAGAGACTACAAATCTAATTGTTGAAAATAAATTAGGTAAGAAAAGTTATTTCATTGAAGGTATCTTCCTTCAGTCAGAGTTAAAAAATCGTAATGGTCGCATGTATCCAGAGTCTATTATGGATAAAGAAGTCGGTCGTTACCTAAAAGAATACGTTGAAAAGAATCGCGCTTATGGTGAGTTGGGACATCCAGACACACCAAGTATCAATTTAGATCGCGTATCACACCTTATCGTAGACCTTCGTAAAGAAGGAACAAACTATGTAGGTAAAGCAAAGATTTTAGAAACACCAATGGGTAATATTGCTCGCGGTCTTCTTGACGGTGGCGCAAACCTTGGAGTTTCTAGCCGAGCACTTGGTTCGTTAAAGTCGAACAATGAGGGTGTTCAAATCGTGCAGGATGATTTTATGCTTTCCACAGCTGCTGACATCGTTGCCGATCCTTCCGCTCCAGATGCTTTCGTTCAGGGTATTATGGAAAGCAAAGAGTGGGTTTTCGTTGATGGAAAGTTCGTGGAGAAACATATTGAGGAAGCCAAAAGAAATATCAAGAAATCTTCCTCTTGCAATTTAGAGGAAGCGAAGGCTCGTGCTTTCCAAAATTTCTTGAGTAAAATTAAATAAATAATAAATAACAATAGGACTTATCCAGTTAGGAGAAACAGATGTCTATCGAAAATAAAATTAACCAAATTCTTGCTGAATCACGTCAGAAAGAACTTCAAGAAGGACCAGGCGAAGTAGCCCAAAAGGCAGTCAACGTCGTCAAGAAAGTTGCTGGCGTAGCGACTGGAACCGTCGGTGCTGCTACAGGAGCAATGCAGGGAGCAGTTACTGGTGCTCGTAAAAACTATGCTGCTATCAACGACGATGTCGAAGTTGAGGGCGAGCTGGTTGAAGAGGAAGCATTGGAAGAGGCTAGCGAAGCTGGTCAAAGCATCACTACTGATACAGTTACAAAAGTTGCTGGCGATAACCCAGACAATGCACGTAACGCAGTAGTTGATCAGAAGGCAGCTGAAGGCGGCACTTCTAAGAAAGAAAACGAAGCTACCAAAGGTGCTGCAGCTGCAGAAGGTCGTGGTAGCATGAAAGAAGATATTGATGCTCTCGTTAATGGCGAAGATCTCTCTGAGGAATTCAAAGAGAAAGCAGCTACAATTTTCGAGGCAGCAGTAATGACTCGTGTTAAATCTGAAATTGCACGAATCGAAGAAGAGTATAATACCAAGTTGCAAGAAGCAACTGAA